AAAAAGACAGGCTTTAAAAGCATCATTAAAAACAAAAAAATATAATACAGATGAAGTAAAAAAATATTATATAGAAAATGGATTTTCATATAAAGAAACACAAAAATATTTTGGAATTTCAAGTTCTGGAACTTTACATTATATTTTAAATAAAACAAAAAGATAAAAATTACATTTAACAATACTAAAGTTTTTTTATTGTATTATTGATTAATCAAGTTTTTTCAAGTTATGGCTCACGGAGGTAAAAGACTAAATTCAGGAAGAAAATCTAAATCAGAGGAAGTTAATTTAATAGAAAAATTAAGCCCTTTAGAAGATATGGCTTTTGAAGCACTTAAAGAAGGTGTTAAGAAAGGGGATTTTAAATATGTCCAACTGTTTTATAATTATTATGCAGGTAAACCAAGAGAAACTAAAGACATCTCAATAAATGAAGATGTTCCATTATTTATCGATTAATGATAGTTAAAAAAACTATTGCATTATCAAAATTACAAAAGTTAGAGAATCGTATTAAAATAATTAGAGGAGGTACCTCTGCAGGTAAAACAATATGTATTCTTTTAATTTTAATAGATTATGCAATAAAAAACCCAAATAAAGAAATAAGTATTGTATCTGCATCAGTCCCACACCTTCGTAGAGGCGTTTTAAAGGACTTTCTATCTATTCTTAATAGTTTACATAGGTTTAAAGATAATCAGTTCAATAGGAGTTCCCTTAAATATACTTTTACTAATAATAGTTATATAGAATTCTTTAGTACAGATCAACCTGATAAATTAAGAGGAGCAAGAAGAACAGATTTATTTATAAACGAATGTAACAATGTTAGCTTTGAATCTTACAACCAATTAATGGTTAGAACATCAAATAATATATGGTTAGATTATAACCCATCAATATTATTCTGGGTAGATAAAGAATTAATAGGCCAAGAAGATACAGATTTCATTACACTTACTTATAAAGATAATGAGGTATTACCACAAAGTATAGTTAAAGAAATAGAAAAAGCAAGGGAAAAAGGAAAAACATCTACTTACTGGGCTAATTGGTGGAAAGTATATGGATTAGGAGAATTAGGAAGTTTAGAAGGGGTATGTATTCCTGACTGGAAAGAAATAAGTAATATACCAAATGAAGCAAGATTATTAAGTTATGGCATGGACTTTGGATATAGTGTGGATCCAACAACCTTAATTGCTTTGTATAAATGGAATGAAGCATATATATTTGATGAGGTTCTATATAAAAAAGGAATGTTAAATAGAGATATTAGCAGAACACTTTCGCAATTAGATATAAAAGAAAATATAATAGCAGATAGCGCTGAGCCAAAATCTATAGCAGAACTTGTAGGATATGGCCATAATGTTTATCCTGTAAGTAAAGGAAGGGATAGTGTGGTATATGGAATTAACTTAATAAACCAAAACGAAATATACATAACACAAAGAAGTAAAAACCTTAAAAGAGAATTACAAGGATATGTATGGGCCAAAGATAAAGAGGGTAATACATTACAGAAACCTACAGGGGCTCATCCTGATTGTGTCGATGCATCGAGGTACGTTTTAACTGATCATTTAGAGAATCCTAATAAAGGACAATATTACATCTATTAAAATAAATGTTAATAATTTGTTTATATGTTAAATATTTTTATTATATTAGCTATATAAAAGCAATTAAAATTATGTCAAAAAGCAAAGAACAATTTAAACACAATTTAAAAAAGGTAAAAACTTTAAAAGAAATTTTAGAAGAAAGAGTTAAACAAAATAAAGAAAACAACAAAAAGATCTTAAAACAATTTTATAGAGAATCTGATCCTGATAAAAAATGGAAATTATTTAGAAGTATAGAGCCTGAAGATTATAGCTTATTAAATAACCATTTACATCATCCAGATAATTATTAACCAAAACAAAAATTATGAAAATTAAATTAAGAGAATTAACACCAGAAGAAAACAGAAAAAATTTAATGATAATATTAAAAGAAGGATTAAGACTTATGGTATTAATATTTGCTTTTGTATTATTCTGTAAAGCAAGTTGGAAGTTTCTAATATGGATTTGGTAATACCTAAACATATAGAAAAGAAATATCCTGATTATAAAAAGAAATTAGCCTGTTGGAATAAAAAATATTTTGTAATAGTAAAACCAACACAAAGAGGATATAAAAGGGGAGGTTACCCTGTAAGATTAATAATAGATTTTGATGGTACAAAAAAATATGGAAAAGAAATTTATGATCAAAATAGTGAAGAATTAGAAAACAAAATAACAGATATATATAAATATTTATGGTATAATTATATTTATGAAAAATAATTAGGTTAGTTTTTAATAGTTAAAAAAGGGGGAATTAGTTACTTTATACAATATCTCTCTTTTTTTATTGTATATATATGAAGGTTGAAATACTGGTTCCCGATAAATTAAGTGAAATAACTTTAGGACAATATCAAAAGTTTGTAAAAGTAAATACTGAAGAAAATAAAGATACTCCATTTCTATTAGAAAAGATGGTAGAGATATTCTGTAGTTTAAACCTTCAAGATATATTAAAGATCAAATTTACTTCAGTACAAGAAATAGCTAATAAGCTAAATAAACTGTTTGAAGAAGAACCTAAGCATGTAAAAACATTTTCATTAAATGGGGTTAATTATGGATTTATTCCTAACCTTGATGATATGACCCTTGGTGAATATATAGATCTTGATAGTAATTTATCTAATTGGGAAAAAATACATACTGCAATGGCTGTATTATACAGGCCTATTAAAGTTAAGAAAAACAACAAATATAATATAGAAGAATATACAGGGCCTAACAATGCTGAACAAATGAAAGAGATGCCATTAAATGTTGCAATGGGTAGCATGGTTTTTTTTTACAATTTAAGCAACGAATTGCTGACAACTACCCTGAACTTTTTGGTGAACGAGATGGAGGAATCAATGACTTTGGAGCAACAGCAAATTTTGGAGCAAAGTGGGGTTGGTATCAATCAATCTATGGACTTGCTAAAGGGGATGTTGCCGAGTTCGACAAAGTAACTAAATTAAATGTACACAAATGTTTATTGTATTTAGCATTTGAAAAAGAAAAAGTAGAATTAGAAAAAAGATTAATTAAACAAAAAAGCAGAATATGAAAGGGTTCTATAATTTAACAAGTGAATTAAAAACAGCTTTATTAGCAGAACCATTTTGTAATACAGTTACAACAGGTAGTTTAGATGATATTGATTTAAACAAACAAACTATTTACCCCCTTGGTCATATAATAGTTAATAATTGTACTGTAGCTACAAACGTATTTACTTTCAATGTATCTGTATTATGTATGGACATAGTAGATATAGATAAAAAAGAAACTACAGATATTTTTGTAGGTAATGATAATGAGCAAGATGTTTTAAATACTCAATTATCAATAATCACAAGAGTAATGAATAAACTACAAAGAGGAGATTTATATACTAACCTTTATCAAATAGAGGGAACAGTATCATGTGAACCTTTTGTAGATAGATTTGAAAACAAATTAGCAGGATGGGCTGCAACATTTGATGTATTAGTTCAAAACGATATGACAATATGCGACTAAAAGAAACAAAAGAAGCATTAATAAAATTTAGGGATTTTGTAATACAACAAAGTAGATCAAGATTAACTAAAGGGAAAAAGAATGTAAATAAGGATTTATATAATAGCTTAGAAGGGGATGTTAAGGTTATGCCTAATTCTATTAATGTACAATTTAGCATGGAAGATTATGGAGTGTTTCAAGATAAAGGGGTAAGTGGAAAAGAAAAAAAGTATAATACTCCTTTTAGTTATACAAATAAAATGCCACCTTTAAAACCTTTAGCTAATTGGGCAAAGTTTAGAAATATTAGATTAAGAGATAAAAAAGGAAGATTTTCTAAAGGCAATTATAATACTATAGGGTTTTTAATAGCAAGAAGCATATATAGAAAAGGTATAAAGCCAAGTTTGTTCTTCACTAAACCATTTGAACAAGGTTTTAAAAAAT